CCTTGAGCAAGGCCGTGATCCTGAAAACCCTAAAGTGCGCGAAGCGTTAAGGCGCATTGGAGACTGGTCATGGTTAATGGCTCGGGATTATGATGAACTCAAATGGATCGAAAAGAGATTTGTTGAGCATTACGAGAGCCTGGATGAAAAAAAGATGCCCGTATTAATCGATGGGAAAGTCGTTGAATTGCTGGAAGGGGTTACGAAAGGGCGGAGTTTAAAATAAATGCAGAAAGGGGAAAGGAGCTTTAAAATGGCGAATACAATAACAAAGCTGGTAGCAGGAGTTGTCTTTTGTTTGGGGTTGGCCCTATTATCCTGTGGTGGAGGCGGGGATGAAAAAGCCTATGCAGTGGATATCGCCAATAGCATTGAACTTGTTGAGGTAATCGATGGAGAATGGCTTATTGAAAACTACAACCAAGAGGAATTATTCGTATCAACTGGACACTTGGAAATATACCCAGATAGCACTTACAGGCTAATTAGCGGATCGTTCGCAGCCATTGGATTAGCGTCTGAGGGCGGGTGTTCTTCACAAAATCCAGATGATCCAACCTACCAGATATACACAGAAGAATTAATGTCCTTCCAGTTTTCAAATACTTCAAGTATCCCGCGGCTGGTCAAGTTAGAAGAAGACCTGATTATCTTTGTGGGCTCCGGAGGGTGCGGCTTAGTTGGTAGGCAAAGAATATCGGTCCTCACGAGGATACGATGAACTGGACACAAAAAGACATTGATGAGCTTCGCGGACGGCGAGCGGCCTGTAAGGATGCGGACGCAGAGGACACCCCAGACCCTGGCCTTGAATCCGGGCTCCAACAAAAGGTACTCGATTATTGCAAAGAAAACGGGTGGCCGTGCTTCCATGATCGAAGCCGGAAAAAGAATGAACCGGGGTGGCCGGATAACTTCATATTTCTCCCAGGTGGTAAAATTGTGTTGATTGAGCTGAAATCTGAAAGTGGAACTTTCCGGAAGGAGCAGAAGGAAAAGCGGTTGATCTTAGAATATTTAGGTCATCACGTTTTTCAAGCCAGGTCGTTCAAGAGGGTTGTGGAGATAATTCAACGGGAATTGAAAGGGGAATGAGATGAAGAAACGTATTGCGAGCAACATTCGGGAATTTTTTGGGGATAGAGGGCGGTTGGAACTGGTGGCCATGGCATATGGCATTTGTTGTTTTGTTGCACTTTGTCTTTTGGATTGATCTGGAATTGAAAGGGGAACAAGATGAAAACGCCAAAAGACCCGAAACTGACCCCCCGTGAGCGTCTGGCTCGTAAAATAATTAGGTTGAGGGCAGTCCTAAAGCGCATGGAGAGGAAGTGGCATAAAATGCCGGTAATAATGATCTTGATATCCCTGTGCCTGCCAGGCTGCATCCACTCCGATCCGTGGACAAAGACGGATAAGATACTGGAGGGGACCTACCTAACACTCCATTGCGCGGACTGGCTCCAGACCCGGAGCGCGGATTGGAATGAATTTTATGAGACCAACCCTATCCTGGGGCGGGCGCCAAGCAAGGGAAAGGTCGATCTTTATTTTTTGGCCACGGGGGTCTTACACCCTGTAATTACTCATTTTATACCACAAGAGTACAGGGTTTATTGGCAGGCCGTAACGATTGGGATTGAGGCTGGGGCGGTGGGTAATAACTTTCATATCGGGATGGGAATTGGGTTTTAATCAAAAAAAAGCTTGACATTTAAGAAATCACTCTTTTACAATGCGGGGTATTCTTTACTCCTTTCACTTGGCATTGGGGTTCCCACCGGGGGAGCCTCAATGCCTCACCTCTAGCGGGGATGTATCATGCCAGCAGGCCGGCCAACCGTTTATCAAGATCATTATCCAGCGAAGGCGTTTGAGTTTTGCGCTGAATTCGGATTTACGGATAAGAAATTGGCCAGGATCTTCGATGTTGATGTAGCAACTCTCCAAACTTGGAAGAAGAAACATCCGGGATTTCACGACTCCATACGCGCGGGGAAAGACGAATACGACTCTGATGCGATTGAAAAAAGCCTGCGGCGCCGTGCCTTGGGCTTTCGTTTTTCTGAGACCACGAAGGAACTTTCAGCCACCCCAGACCTGGTGACCGGCAAGGGTAAATTGATCGTTACAAAGAAAGTCAACAAGTTCATCCCCCCGGACACAAAGGCAGTCGAGTTCTGGCTCCGCAACCGCAGGAGCAAGCGTTGGCCGGACAAACATGATATTGAACATTCCGGGGGTCTAACCCTATTGGCCCCGGATCCGATTGAGAAAAAATAAATGGTTGAGAAAACAGAAATAAAACCATACCACCCCATTCCCACGATCAAGCGGTTCCATGAATCCAAGGGTCAGATCCGTTGCATCGTAGGCCCTGTGGGTAGCGCGAAAACGACAGGCGCAACAATGGAGGTCTGTTATTACCTGCCCCACTTTCTCTTTAAAAAGTATGGTCTAAATAATACAAAATGGGTAGTTGTTAGGAACACTTACCGTGAGTTAATGGACACAACAGTCAAGACAATCAAAGATCCTAATCATGGCTGGTTTCCCAATGGCGACTATCGCTCTGGCGATATGGAATACACCGTCAGGTACGCAAATGGTGTTAAAGTCGAGCTTCTGTTTCGATCCTGTGATAGGCCGCAAGACGTCAAGAAATTTAAGAGCCTGGAGGTTTTCGGCTATTGGATTGACGAGTCTATCGAGGTGTCCGACGAAATAAAGCGGATGCTCAAGAATAGGATAGGCCGACAACCGAATTTTCTAACTTGGGCCAAATGCATTCGAGCAACAATCCCCGAATTCAAAGACTACACAGACGACCAAATCAGAGAAGAGATGGAGGCCCACCCAGATCAGTATGTCACAAGGGCCGGGGTTGAAACAACCAACCCTCCCGATGTTGAACACCCCACATATTCCGATTTTGCCTGGGAAACCCCACCTCCTGGACCTATCCCCAAAGGTGAGCCAAAGGTTAATCATGTTGGATTCTGGCAACCTCCCCGGGAAAACGCTAAAAACCTTCGACCAGCCTATTACGAGGACCTTATCAACGATTATCGGGACAACCCCGACTGGTCTGCAATGTACGTGGATGGAAAACCCGGTGTCATGATCATGGGGAAGCTGGTTTATAATAAATTCCGCCGAGACCTTCACGTCGCGTCAGGGCCGTTGATCTGGGCGAAAGGACCGTTATGGAGGGGCTGGGACAACTCCGGCAATTGCCCGGCCTGCGTCTTGATACAAATGCCCAGACCAGGCCATATTCAGGTTATGAAAGAATTCCACACTGACAAGATGGGAATCATTGATTTTGCGGAAGCGGTTAAGGTGGAATGCAACATGCTCTTTCCTGGCGCTCAATACACAGATTGGCAGGATCCTGCAGGGGAGAACAAATATTCGAAGAAAGACGGGGGTTTTACCAGTAACTCAATGTTAATGAGAGATGAATGTGGAATCAACGTGCAGTCCTCCGAACAGAACTGGTCGGCCCGTAAGGAGAGCGTAGAGGGGCAACTGGGGAAGATCGACGGGTTGTTAATAGATCCGGTTTGCACTAGGTTGATAAACGGCTTTATCGCTGGTTATTCGTACCCTGAGATAGGCACGACCGGCACGTTCCGGGAGATCCCCACAAAGAACAAATACTCTCATGTCCACGATGCCCTTCAGTACGTGTTGCTGAAGCTGGTCAGTGCCAATGTAGTTAGACGAGATAAGGCGCCGGTTGCTGAAACGGCCTTCGAGGTGATGTAAAATGAATATTATAGAGCTCAGCGTTGTTTGTTTCGGCGGGGGTGGGAATTACGCTCCAACACCTCCCCCTGACGTTCCAACAGACGACAGCCCGGAGGTTAAAAGGGCGGCTGAAGAAGCGGCCAAGAAAGAACGGGACCTGGCCCGGAAACGTAAGGGCCGGAGCTCCACGATCCTGACAAGCGGCCTCGGGGTATCCGGGGAACCTACAACGAAGTATGGGCAGTTGACGGGCAATAAGACGAAATTGGGGCAGTGATATGAACGGAAAAGAATTAGTCAAAATCAACGATAATCTCAAACAGGACCGGTCTCTTTGGGATACGATGTGGAAAGAGATCGCCGACAATATCGTCTTCCGGAAGGCCTCTATCGTCGGCAAGGTCGAAGCGGGGGTCAAACTCACTCAGAAGATGTTTGATTCAACCGCAACCATGGCCGCTGAAGACCTGGCAGCCTGGATACACGGTAATCTCACCTCAATGGGCATGGACTGGTTCAGCCTCAAGGTCGGCGGAGCCCTGAAAGACGATAAGGATGTCCAGGGATGGCTCGAAGAATGCAAAGAAATACAGTTCGGCTACCTTCGAGACAGTAATTTCGCCGGTGAATGGATCGAAGTCTTGAACGATCTTGTAACCTTCTGCACCGGTGCCCTGTTCGTGGAAGAGAATGAAATCACAAAGGCCGGGTTCAACGGCTTCAACTTCATTTCCATGCCACCAGGGTCCTACGCCATCATGGAGGGCCGGGACGGAAGGGTCAAAGGACTATTCAGAGAGTTTGAGATTCGCGCACAGGAAGCTATCGAACGCTGGCCGGACACGGTATCTGCTGAACTGAAGAAGGACGCTGAGAAGAACCCCGCCAAGATGCATTTGTTTCTCCATGCCTGTTTCCCCCGCGACTGGTTCGGGGCGAAGCATAAGACTCAAAAACCGTTCGTGAGTTACAATGTGGACGTCAGAAAGAAAACCATCATGAGTACGGGTGGCTATGACGATTTCCGATACTTTGTCATACCCTGGCGGAGAGAGAGCGGCGAGAGCTATGGCAGGGGGCCCGGGTGGACGGCGTTACCGGATATCAAGACCATCCACAAAGCCAGCGAGCTTGCCCTCAAAGAATGGGCGTTGGCGATCCTCCCGCCGTTGGCGATGGTGGATCAAGGCGTGATCGGATCGGTAAGGTTGACACCCGGTGGGCTTACGGTCGTCAAAAAGGAAAATGATCTTAAGCCTATCATCACCGGTGCCAAGTTCTCAGAAAACCGAGTCAAAAAAGAGGACCTTAAGGCCTCGATCCGGGAAATCTTCCACGGTGACAAAGTAAAATTCATTCCCCCGAGAGACCAAACAGGTCAGATGACGGCGTATGAAGTTGCGAGACGGTATCAGTTGGCCCAACAGCTTCTTGGCCCTACGTTCGGTAATATCGTGTTCCATGGCCTGGATCGTATCATCGAAACGACATTCAATATGCTCAACAGGTCCGGGGCCTTCCCGGAACCTCCGGTGGAAATCCCGGAGAACGTCAAGGTCGAATATGAAAGCCCGCTGGCAAAAGCTCAAAGGGTGGCGGAGATCGAGGCGATCAATTCCACACTCGAAGCTGCCGCCGGAATGGCTGAACTCAAGCCGGACATTATGGATAATTTTAAGCTCGATGAAACCGCCGTGTTTGTTGCGGAAGTCATGGGCTATCCATCGAAGCTAATCAATTCGGAAGATGAAAAGAATGAAATCAGGACGGCGAGAGCGGAAGCGCAAAAGAAACAAGAGGAACTTGAACAGGCCGCGCTCATGGCGAAGGCGGCAAAAGATGGGGCGGGCGCCGTTAAGGATCTTCCGCCGGGAATGATGGAGAAATTAGGTGGATAGCAGACAACAACGCAGATACCAAGAGAGAAAGGAGCGTAAGATGAACAAAGCAAGTGGTGGTCCGATGTTGATAAAGGGTGGGGTGCAGCACAAGGAAATCGTTGGAGATGATGCGCTGAGAGAAAAGAAATGCCTGGCAGAGATCAATCAGGTACTCCAGCGATACGATTGTGTTTTAGTGCCGAAGATGATCCCGACGATCGCCATAGCCGCCACGCCAAGGGGGCCATCAAACTAAATGGTCGAAAACTCTAAAGCCCTCCAAAAGAGGCAGCAACAGGAATACATGGCTCGGCTCGGTGATTACCTGAAGACATTCACGAGCCCACATGGTAGGCGCGTCTTGAAGGACATGCGGCGATCTTATTGCGGGTCCATCGAGGAAATCGAGATGGCGAAGATTGGGATAGCCCTCGGCAAGCGGAATGTCGTTAAAGAGATAGAGGCCATAATTCTTACAGGCAAAAACCCACAAGCGGTGGAAGATTTATTCAGGAGCCCGGAAGACGATGGATTTGAACTTTAACACGAAAGGGGAACGAGATGGCAGAAGAAGAGGGCAACGGCCAGGGCGAAGAACAAGGGGACGGTGATGGTCAGGGTACAGAAGACCAGGGCGGCCAAGAAGATTGGCGTTCGGGCCTCCCGGACGACCTGAAGAGTGAGAAATCCCTTGAGAGCTTCAAAGACGTTGGTGGGCTCGCAAAAAGCTACGTGGAGGGCCAAAAGCTCATAGGCAGTTCCGTCCGGGTCCCAAAAGACGACGCCACACCAGAAGAGTGGACCGAATTCCATACAAAGATGGGGCGCCCGGACGATATAGCAGGCTACGAATTCGTAAAGCCTGAGATGCCTGACGGCGTCAACTGGGATGAGGGCATGGTCGATTGGTTTGGGAAAACCGCCCATGAGGCCGGATTGAGTAAGGCGCAAGCCGGGAAACTCATGCAGTCCTGGAATGACAATCAGTTTAGCCAGGTCCACGAAGCTCAGAAGACCATGAAGAACGAGCTTGCGGGCTTACAAGAGTCCTGGGGTGATCAGTTCGACGGTCGGGTCGAGTTGGGGCTCAGGGGCATTGAGCGCCTTCTCCCGGCTGAAGAAGTGACGCAGCTCAAGACGCTCATGGACTCATCAGGCGTCGGGAA